TGCGGATTCGCTTCAGCAAAATTTTCTATACCTATCATTGTTTCTTGCATAGGTGTAAATTCTGCTTGGACTAAAGAGTCTGCAGGGTCAATATCGAGTGAAATATCGGGTGTTGGTATATCTATTTGTGCTATATCTGTAGGCATTTCTGGTTTCGACACATTTGCAACTACGTCTGCTACACTAGTCATATCTGGACGATTTTTAAACATTTCTATCATTTCTTTTAATTTTTGTATCTTTTCATCTTCCATCAAAAGACCACCAATACCACCACCGTTAGCCCTATATAAAGGACCTCCGAGAGCAAGACCAGCAATACCTAAATCTTCTGGGCTCAAACCTGCTTCTGCAAACATAGCCATAATTTGAGCGGGGTCATTTTCCATACCTTCAGGCTCTAAAACATTTTCTATTTCAAAATCACCAAATTCTCTAAGTTGACTACCTTCTACAGGAGTTAACTGTAGGTCAACTCCTGAAGATAAAGAAGGTGCTGTACCACTGCCAATAGCCGCTTTAGGGTCTTTAGCTCTATTAGACGCTATTTTACCTGCAAGCAGACTTCCTCCTGTAACGATAAGAGCTGCCTTTACCATCATAGTCATAATATCACCTGCAATTTTTTAATAAGGTTATCTAGTTCTTCTAAATTATGTCCTTCTAACGAAGCTTCAGAAATGTTTTTTACTGTAACTTCTTTAATAACTTCTTCAGGAGTAAGACAATCAGTTCTATGAACTGTTATAAATGTACATTCTTCATGAATATACATTAATCTCTGTGTTCCTGCTAAAGTTATACCATTATGAGGAGCTTTGATACGTTGGAGTCCTTTTTCAGTATAAATTGAACATTCTCCTTTCATAATAAAAAAGGGATGGTTTTTATTGTGTATTCTTGTTACAAGAGCTAAACCCTTAGGCATAACAATAGTTCTAATATATTGTCCGTCAGCAAAATCGTGGGTAACTGCTCCTTCTGTCTCACCTTTTAAAGAGGGCAGGTTTTTATCTTGACCTGTTTTCGTACTTAGTTCAGATACAGCTTTTTCGAACTCTGCTACTTTTGTTATAAATTTCTTTTGATTTTCTTTATACGAATAATATTCACAAGCTTCTTGTTGTGTAAGTTCATTATTTTTTACTAATGATAAAGCCATAAATTTTGTTTCTCCAGCGTGTTTTCACGTAATTGCGAGTTAAAGCTCACCTCGTAAGCTGCAGCACAAATGGCTGATACCCTGATTATATATCAAAAGGTATATATTTTTAAAGGTTTTTCTTTACCTTTTACTTTTATTGGTTTTAATGGTTTTAAAGTAATTCCACAATATTTTTCTGTTTCTTCACCGATTAGTATATCGGCACCTGCTTCTTTAGTAGCAGATTCTAGCCTAGCTGCTGTATTTACAGCGTCACCAATAGCAGAATAATCAAACCTTGTATCGCTACCCATATTACCAATAACGGCTTCACCTGTATTTACGCCTACGCCTATAGCAACACCTATATCTGCTTTTATTATATTTTCTTGTATTTCTTTAGCACATTCTACAGCTACTTGTTCGTGGTGCATAAGGTCTAAAGGTGCATTAAATATCGCCATCATAGCATCACCAATATATTTATCCACCATACCGTTGTATTTTTTCACCGCATCAGATTGTATTGTAAGTGCTTTATTCATTATTTTAGTAACTTCTTCAGGCTCTAATGTTTCAGATAATGCTGTAAAACCCCTAACGTCGGTAAATAAGAAAGTACAACGTCTTTTTTCTCCACCTAGTTTTAATAAATCAGGGTCTTTTTGTAAACGTTTTACTTGACGTGGGTCTAGGTAATGTTCAAATTGTTTTTTAATTTGTTGTCTAAGTTTGTATTGTTCTTTAAATCTTAAATAAAATGCGACACTTGCGGTTATAAAACCACTAACTAAAGCCCACGTTACGTCTATTAAAACACCATTACCTATCGTATAAAGCCCGTATAAGCCCGTAGCGGTAAATAGAATAAAAGTTATACCTAAGCCCCAGTAAATCCCTAAACGGGTTATAGCGACCCATATAAACGTTATTAATACTAAAAATATAAATAATTCTAAAGCTAGGGCGTAATCAGGTATATAAGGACTATTTTGAATTAAAAGAGATTCTGCAAGAGCGGCTTGTATTTTATGTGGTTCAAGTAATCCAACAGGCGTAGCAACTTGCGGCATTACACCATTAGCTGTAACACCTACGAAAACAAACCTGCCGTTTACATCCATTTCCTGTAAATCTGTTTCTTCTGTTTCTACCCACGATACCCACTTACGACCAAAACTATCTGTTTTAACTGGGGGTATTCCGCGTATAGCTATCTCTTGAATACCGTTTTCGTTTGTAGTGATGATATACGTTTTTACACCAAACAATGCTTTATATATTTGAGTGCCGAAAGCGGCTACCCAACCATCAGGTGTTCGTAATAATAAAGGGACTCGTCTAACTAACTGGTCAACTTCGGTGGGAGCACTGGCAATTCCTTGTAGTATATTTTCGTAGGCGTAGAAATTTTCCTTGACTCCCTCAGTAAGTATACCACCGATATCATCACCTTTTATAACTGTTCCTGTAGTTTTTGGGTATTTATTATTAGGTGTTTCAAACATAGCTATCACACTAGGTCCATAACCTAATGACCTAGCAAAGTCTTCGTCGCCCATAAGTCTGTCAGGCTGTGGAAAGCTAATAACCCAACCGACACCTAAAGCTCCTTTGCCTAATAGTTCTAGCTGTATATCAGCTAATCTTTTTCTGGGTAAAGGATAACCTCCTTCTCTTTCTACATCTTCTTCTGTAATATTTAAAATAACAAAATTACCACTAGGCTCGGGTGTTTGTATAAATGTATCAAACGTTTTGAGTTTGAGTATTTCTGTAGGAGTTGTTTGAAATAATAAAGGAAGTGATAGTAATACAGCTAATACACAAAAAATTTTCTTCATCCGCTACTTTGCCTTATAGTAATGGTGGAATCACCACCACCGTTTATTTTAATTATATTAGAAACTCCGTCTTGTATCAAAATTACTGTATACCCTGCACCAGAATTTAAATCTAGCTGTGCTGACTCACTTACTTTTCTACGTAAACTTATAGTTTGTCCTGTTACAATAGTTGTTATTTGGGTATCAGAATCTTGTCCAATTAATGTGCCTGTTATATTCACACCCGTAGCTAATCCTAATTGGTCTTCTTCGTCCTCTATAGCTAAAGCATCAAGAACATTTAATAAATCTTCTAAAAAATTAACATCAAGGTAATTAATATCTAATTCTGTAAATTCTAAACTATTATCTTCTAAAAAATCTTCTGCTAAATAATCTATATCTAAATCATTAAAATCTAGTAAATTAACTGTCTTAGTGTTTGCTGTTTCTTCTTGTAAAACATCTTCTTCTTTAGGCGGAGATACTATAAGCATATTATCAATAATATCTAGTGATAAATCTAATATTACAGGTTTACTAGGTGCGTTTTCAAACACGTCAACTGTCGTGGCTTGGTAAGGTTTATTTAACAAAACACTTCCTGTAGCGGTTACTACCTCTATTTCACCACTAGATAAACCTAAAGCATCAGGTAGTAGTATTATTAAGCTACGCCCTAACTCGTCTACCGTAGCAGTAAAATCAGTCCCACGAATTGCAATATTTGCAGTTGGAGTGCTAAGTTTTATATTTTGTTTATCTATACGATTTAAATTACCTGTAATAAATCTAGCTGTACCTAAAGCAAAGTTAAGTGACATTTTTGATTTACTTGGGTCTGGGTCATAGATATATTCATCTATAAGAAGTTGGGAATGTTCGGTAAGTTTTACAATCGATTTATCTAAAAAAGTAATAGCCATACGACCATTAGTCGTTATAGCTTCGTCATTACTACGTATAGCAAATTGTAAATTAGCGTCGTAAGGTTTATCCCTTACTATTTGAGCAGAGCCGTTTAGTTCAGATATATCCCCAATATCAGCAGCTTGTGCTTGTGCCTTGGTCGTTTTGAATGACGCAGACAGTACCACTATTACCGATAGATATAATCTTAAGCCAGTCATTATCTAATGTACTCGATTGTGTAATATTAAAAGTTCTTGAATTACCTGTTTGGTCTAGATAAAAATAACCTCCCGCGTAACCAGAACCTGTAAAGTTTACAGTATTACTATCTCCGTCTACATCTACATAAGAAGTGCCGCCGTCATAATTTATGTCGAAATCAAAAGTATTTCCATCCCCTTGAATAATCCAATCTAAATCCAATGTTGCAGCTAATGCAGTTGTTCCATGGTCTAACGTAAATGTATTAGTGCTGCCTGTAACGTCTACGTTATAATTAGAATTATCAATACCATAAGTATTTGTTGGGTCGCCCTGTATAGTGAATGTATTACTATCTCCGTCAAACTCAAAAAAACCCGTGATAGAATCACCTAAAATATCACCTAAAAATTTATTAGTGTCCCCTATTTGGTTTATATCTAAAGTCATCGTTATGCCGTCTAAATCTAATGCAGTTAAAGAGCCTGCAGAAGAATTAAGACCACCGATAATATTTCCTGAACCAAGTTGTTCTAAATCAATATTCGCTGTTGCACCTGATTGGTCAACGTGTATTTCGTTATCAGCAGCAAAAACGAACGTTGAGGTTAGTAATAAACTAATTAGTTTTTTCATTGTGTACCTCCCAGAAACCTTTATCATACCCTATTTTGACGATTTGCAAAACAGCCTCTTCGATAGCTCGTTGTAGGGCTAAAGTTGCTGGTTCGTTTTCAGCGTCGCCTGTTTCAATTTCAACTAGTTCTGTACCTGCTTCGATAAATCTAAAAATATCTTGAGACTGACCATAACTATATAATTGTTTACTAACTAGAACATCTATTAAAACCTCTCCTGTTGCTACAGATACCATGCGTAAAGCTACTGTAATATTGTCTACCCTATACTGTTTACTTGCCCCTATGCCTAAATATCTTGCACCAATACCACCACTTTTAACGTTTGTATCGAAACCGATAACAGCACCTTCCATTAGCACACCTGCAAAAAGCAACGGCATAATAGGTTTAGGTCCATCAGTTTTTTCATTTTGTTCTCTAGCTGAGCGTATAAGCTGTCTTTCTTTAGTTAAATTGTCTAGACCTACCCTTTCAGCAACTCTAAAAAATTTACCTTCAGCAGTATGTTTTAAACTTCTAATAAGCAAGTGGCTTGGTGCTTGTGTAAGTGCTGTAGAAAATAAAGCAAACTCACTATTGCTTTTACGCTGACCTGTTTGGTCTGTAAAACTATTAGGATATACAGCTACAACGATAGGTACTTTAGGTTGTGCTACATTAAGTAATTCTTCAGATTGAATCTGTAAAATAGTCGGTAACGTTTCGCCTTCTTGGATAGTAGTGTCTACAGGTGTTAAGCTACAACTAGAAAGAAAAATCGCCAATAGGCAACTGTATCTCGGTAATATTTCCATCTGCATCAGTTATCTTGAGAGTTATGATTCCATTATCAATACTATATTCTATAGTGTTTCCCTCTAGGGTCAAAGTCCCTTCTGTGCTAGGTGTTTCACCAAATAAGTTTTCTACTAATTGTCTTGATAGTTGTGCATAAATACGTGATTCGAGGTTACGTATAAATCTAGCAAGTGTGGTGTTTTCTTTATCTCTTTCAATTTGTTCTTGTAAAGCTTTTATTTCTTCTTTAATACTCATTTTACGATTGAACTCTTGATTTTCTATCGTTAGATAATGCGAAGAAGTATTAATACCACTAAACGACGGGTTTTTAAATTTATGAACTATTTGGTCTGCCCACAAAGGGTTAGTTAAAATAAGAAGAACAAATAAAATACAGATAATTCCTGTAATCCTGTATCTCAATATTCTTGCTTTATCAATCTTTTCTTTGGTCATCTCTTTTAGCTTTAGCTATTTTACTACTATCTATTAAGTTTGGTACTCCAAGTATAGTCTTTATTAGGGTATCTTGTCTAATTATTTCATTATCTAAACTACGTACTCTATCTATTAAAGCTACTAATATACCGTGTTGTGTATCTAATTTTGTGCCAAGTCTTTCTTCAATAGCTGCTATTTGTGCTTCTACTTTTTCGTCTACTGTATCTAACTTAGCCTCCATGCCGTCAACAATACGTATTACTAATTTATAAATAAACCAACCAAGACCTATTGCTGCTGCTATAGGAAAACCAACTTCTTGGATTAAAGTTACAGCACTTTCCACTAATAATCACCCCAAACCTTAGTTTTCTTTCCGCCATCATATTTAACAGCATGTCCTTCTTTGATTAGTACATCACATATATCTCTGCCGTCTTCTGTATAGGGTATGCCTAATATACGACCGTATTTACCTTTACCTAAAGATTTAACTTGTATTTTACCAATACATAATTCCTTTAACCTTGCTTTTGCAGCAAGTCCTAATACCTTTTCTGCCTTATCTCTTGTTCTTGATTCAGGAGTATCTATACCTGCGAGCCTAACACGTTGTTTATGTAGTTTTACATCGAAACCTAAATCTAAAGTGCAGTCGAATGTATCGCCATCAACTATACGTTCTAGCGTTGCGTTGTATACGAATGAGTCTGGTGCTTTAGCCATTTAACATTTCCACCTTCTACGAGCTGCTTTACCTCTCTCACCTTTCCAACCCTTAGACCTAGCACAAAAAGACTTTCTTCTTTTTGCTGCTTTACTACCTTTTTTTACTTTGCCTGTTACAGCAGTTTTTAATTTTGAACCAGGATTAGCTTTTCTGTAGGCTCTAACACCTTTAGCAGTCATTCCAGCACCTTTTTTAGTAGGTCTGTAATTAGCTCCTTTACCTTTAGTAGTACGCCTTATAGACTTTTCTTTACGTTTTTTAGCCATTATTTTTTCTTACTTTTCTTTTTAGGTTTTTTAGCTGTTTTAGCAGAACGTTTAAAAGCAGCAGCAGTTGGTGCACCTTTAGCTCCTTTCTTACGCATTTTTCTGCCTTCTTTACGTTTTTTATTTATATTGTAATAAAGACCTTTCTTAGCTGTTCTGCCGTCTTTAGTTTTATGTGTTTTCTTTTTTGCTGCCATAATTAATCCTCGTATAAGTTATTAAAAGTTATTGATGGGTCGAGATAACTTTCATGACCCTCTGCAGAATGTGTGTGTTGTGATGGTGTAAAATCTGGTGCACCCTCACCTGTTACCCATAAGGCAGGACTTGTGGCTCTAACTCTATTGTTTGGTAAAGCTACCAAGTTTCCTTTCCACTTACAATCTTCTGTTATATAAAGCACGTGCGACTGTTTGTGTTGTGCAGGACAATCAGCAATAGCGTTATTTGTGTAATCTACTGTAAACATATACTTACCAGTATAAAACTTTCCGTCTATTTTGCAAAGCCATGGAGAAGAACTTACTCTATCCATAACAACAACCGAATGGTCTCTTGATTCACAATCCCAAGGCTGACATAGATGGTCTTCCATAGGCTCCGCCCACTCTTCTACAGGAATATCAGCTATTAATCCTTGTATTGGCATACGTGCCCACATTGCACCACCATGAATATTACCTTCTTCCCAATCATCGTATTCAGTTTCACAACCCGTAAAAACAACTTGGAAACTTAATGACCTATCAGGAATAGTATTTACAGCGAAAGCTATAGCGTGAAGAAACTCACCGTGATAATTAGAATGATTAGCTGTAAATTCTCTACGCACCCAACATTTAAAGTGCGGGATATTACTTATAAGATGGGGCACTACTTCTTCTTAGAAGATTTTCTTCTCATTGTTCTTTTCTTAGCACCACCTTTCTTTTTGTATTTAGAACTTTTGAGTTTTCCACCTCTTTTAAAACCTTTTGCTTTTTTCATAATTTTTCCTATGTAATTTATTAGCATAGTTTTGCCAAAACTTTTCTAGAAGTCTATCTATCCATGCTGATAATTTCTGTTTAATTTTGCCCTCCTAAAAGAACTCTATCTCTAAGTCTAATCGCTCTTGGTCCTACTTGTGTAGCCCAACGACTATCCATCATTTCAACTGCAGCAGTTTCCCAATCATGTTTTTCTAATGCAGCTAAAAACTTTTTAAATTTTAGTAATCGTGTAATACCTAAATTGAAACCCATGTTTGCTAAAACTCTTTGTATATCTTCAGGTAAATGTATCCACCAGTTTAAATTTCTATCTAATTCTGTAGTAACGATATTTATATCTTTTTCAAAACAATCTTTTATTCTATCTTCAGATACAGGCGTATCTACATCTTGACCGTGTTCGGGGTCTGATTCTAATATTAGATGTCCTATACCAAATGTAGGATATCCAAGGTGGTCTAAATAAATTTTATTTACACAACCTTCATCGAAAGTTAATTCTTCTCTTAATTTATCAATATTCATCTTATCGGGACTATTGTCGCTCCGTTTGTTTTTATTGTTACTTTGCCCAGAGTTGTTGTTCCCTGAACACCATTTTCTTCCCCACTGTATAAATCTATCCATTTAACACCACTCCATAATTGTAATTGTTGTGTAGATAAATTCCAAATTAAATCTCCTTTATTAAATTTGTTTTCATTTCGTTGTGTTTCATTAACATTTATTGTTGCTCCTATATCAACTCGACCTAAACTTAATTCTAAGATTCTAACTAGTCTATTAAAAATTAAAGCAGCAGTAACGGAATTAACAGGTCCTGTAGCATAAGGCAGCTTTGTTTCTAACAGCTTAGCCATTATCTTTTTCCGTCAGGTTTTATATCCATACGCACAGCTCCCAATCTAAAGCCCATACCTATATCATTAGCATCATCATCATTAGATTGAACTCTTAAAACTACTTGTCTAGCTCTAAGACGTGTATCAATTTTAGTTGTATTAGAAAAACACGAAGTTGTATTAACGGTGCTTAAACTATCTCCTGGAAAATCTCTTTTCTTTAAAACAAAATCCAGTTTTTGTCCCGAACTACCTGTTGAACCACTTCCTATAAAACTTACATCAGGAATAATCCTACTCACTGAAGAAAACACTTCTCCTGCAGGGTCTATATCAAAATCACTAGATTCTATAAAAACATTTTGCATAGCAGAGCCATCATTGTCATTACCTACCTCATGGTTATATAAATAACTTGTGTTTGATGTGGTATACGAAGCTATAGGTTTGTCAAACACTCCCTCGTCTAACCATGCATTTCTTTCTAGCTGACCTATTGACCATGCATTTTCATTATAGTTATAAATAACGTACCTATCTATATCTGTTGACCCAGCAGAACAATAAAACCAACCAACCTCATTAAAAGCTTTATTTAGAAACGCAAATATTTGAAAACTTTGTGTTTCATTTATATCGCTAAAAACATAATCTTTTACAGAACAAGGTAAAATTTGAACTTGTCCCGTATAAGTATAAAAACCTTTTTTATCCATCCAAAAAACACCTTTGGGTGAATTAACTGCAGCATTAGGACCTACTAAACCAACACCCTCATTAACTAAATTTAATCCGAAAGTAAAAGGTTGACCGATAAACTGTAAACTATATAAAGCCATATCGGTCCATACTAAAGTTTCTTGCCTTGCTCTTATTCCGCCAATAATTGCAGAGCCTGCTGATACTCGTAAAGAGCCTGCTGTGTTTGTAGCTAACGGCTCCCATTGGGTAACATCTTCTTGGTCACTAAAAGCTATCAACATAGGGTCTTGTACACCACTTCGGCTTTCTCCTTCTATAGGGTCTGCTCCTAAACAGATAACGTGTCTATCTACATCACTTACTAAAACTTGTGCGGCAACAGTAGGAGCTAAATTAGAATTAGCTAAATCTGATAAAGCTACTCCTCTTGTCGAAGTACCACTGCTTGCATCCCAATAATAAATACCACCGTTTCTTACATTAAAAACTAAATCTTCTCCAAAATTATCGTGAGAATATAGTCTTAATTGATTTGTTACAGATAAAGTAGAAGCTGAACCGAAAGTTCCCGCTCCCCATGTATCTAGTCCCCAACCAGAAGAAGGTACAAAAACATCTAAACCTACATTAATTTGATATGCTCCGTCTACAGCAGAACCACCATTACCACTATCACTAGCATTAGCCGTAACGGTATTACCGTCAGTATCTTTTGCAACAAAAGTATACGTATTAGAATTAGGTATAGAAACTATTTGATATTCTTGGTTAAGTACAGCAGCAGTTACATTACCACCTAAACTTACAGCTTCGCTAAATGTAACAAAATCGTTTTGTACGGCACCGTGATTACTGTCGGTAGCTGTTATTGTTGAACTGCCATTAGTTGCTGCAAATGTAATACTATTAGTTGAAGATTTTCTTATAGGAGTAATATCGTAATAATTATCCCCTTCTAAAACGTAGTATTTTTGTGTTGCACCAATACCGATGTATTTAATGCCGTTTAATGCAGTCCACCCTATTAAAGCTCTAGCTTTAGATATGAAAGTATTAGAAGTTCTTTTTACCCAACCCCCTATTTTTTCAGGCAATCCTTTACGAAAACGAACGAGATTTCCATCAAACCAGCCCCCTTCGTTTGTATAAGCTGTTGTATCTTTATTTATTCCTGGTTTGAATATAAATTTTTGAAGAGGCACCCTTTTCTCCTAAATAAAAGTAGCAAATACTATAGAGCCTAGTATAAACGGATAAACCCCCCATAACAACATTTCTAATCTTTTAAACTTAGCAGAACCCTCGTCTAGTCTTTTTTCTATATACTCGTAACGTATTGCACACTCTCTTTCATGTGCATTAAGTTCTGCTAAAGCGTCCTTTACAGTTGCCATTATTTATCTTTAGCTTTTCCTATATTTAAGGCACACCAATCGATAACTTTATAAATTGGTTTTAACCAATGGTTATCTTTAGGTGTTGGTGTAATCGCGGCTACAACAGAAGCTATAGAAATTATAGCTGTAACCCACATAATTATATTTAACCACATCATTTTATTTTTCCTCCTTTAAAATTTGTTCGGATTCTTCTTTAGTTGAAGCTATAAAATTATTTTGAAAAACATTCAAAGCAGCATCTACTTGGTCTAAATCAAATAACATTTGTTCTCTTTTTTGTCTAAGATTAGTTATTTGGTTTGCGAGATATTTTTGTTTATCAGTCATTTCTGACTCTAGTATTTCTTTGTCTCCTACTTTAGCTTTATTTTCTTCTGTCATTATAATTAACTATTAGATGATATATATGCTTTACCTGTAGTAATAGCATTTGTGCAATCAGTTTTTTTACTACTTGATGAGCCTTTTACATTGGGGTCAGTATATTCTAAAATAAGTTCTAAATGGTCAACATTCCTTTGTACCATTGCATTTATTTCAGCTTGTGTCATAGCTCCAACTTCCCAAGTTCCAGCTTTTACACCGTCAATTAAGTTAACGCTGTCCATAGCTGCTGTTAATACTTCGCTTACTGTTTGTGCCATATTATTCTCCTTTGTTTAATTTAGCTTTTAATTCATCTACTTGCGTAGACAGTTCTTGTATTGCTTTTACTAAAACTGGGATTAGTGCAGCTTCCCCAACTTCTTGTTGCCCAGTTTCGAGTACGCTCCACATTTTAAATCCATCTTTAATTTCAGGGTGGTTATCTATAGCTTCTTTTACTTCTTGGGCTATAAAACCATGATTAGTAGTAGCAAATTTATAAGGTTCTGTTGAGTCTTTTTTGTAAGCATCAAATTCTTCTGGTAAATCACCTTTGTTTTTATAATTAAAAGTTACAGGTCTTAAGTCATTTATAAAACTTAATCCTGCTGAAGAATCTTGAATATCTTTTTTTACCCTTCTATCTGAAACAGTTGACCAAGTTGTACTACCATTTAATGCTCTTATATCACTTGTAGTAATACCTAAAGTTGTATAACCACCAACAGCAGTAAGACCATAACCTAATGCGTTGGCATTACTGTCTACCGCATTACCTAATTGTAAATCAGCACCAATTACAGTGCTAAAAGATGCAGTAGTAATATTAGAACCGCAGTTCGTTCCTATACATACATTATGATTACCAGTTGTAGAAGCTGTTGCAGCAGCTTGACCAATAGCTGTATTATTAGCAGCTGTTGTACAAGCGTCTAAAGTTCTATACCCCATAGCTACATTACCTGTACCTGTAGTACAAGCGTCCATACATTCAGTACCAACTGCCGTGTTGTTACTACCTGAAGTACAAGTGTCTAAACATAAATAACCAACTGCTACATTATCTGATGCTGTATTTAATTCTAATGCTTCAAAACCTACCGCTGTATTTCTACTGGTTGTAGTATTAGTAGCAAGAGCATTATGACCTACAGCAGTATTTTGTATGCCTGTAGTATTATTTTCTAGTGAAAAACTACCAAAAGCAGCGTTTGAATGACCTGTTGTATTATCTGTCATTGCTGTATAACCTATTGCTGTATTATTAGAAGCTGAAGTATTACCATCTAGTGCAGCATACCCCATAGCTGTGTTTTGCGTACCAGAGGTGTTTGCAAACATGGAGTTATAACCTATTGTTGTATTAGCGTTAGCAGTATTTGTATATAAAGCATTATGTCCTATAGCTATACAATCATCTCCTTGTGTTCCAGATGACATAGCCTGAAAACCTATCGCTACATTACGAGTTTTTGTTGTAGTGTTATTCATGGCAGCAGAACCAATAGCTATATTTTCAGCACCAGTAGTAATATTTTCCATAGCACTTCTGCCTACACCAACATTATCACTAGCAGTAGTTAAATCATCTAATGCTCTTCTACCTATAGCAACATTATAATTTCCTGTTGTAGCTGTATCTAATGCTCTATAACCCATAGCTACATTATAAGAACCTGTAGTAATTGATAATCCAGCATCTGCTCCTATTGCTGTATTTTCAGAACCTGTTGTATTTGCTCCTAAAGAACGATAGCCAACTGTTGTATTATAACTAGCAGTAGTATTAGCATCTAAAGAATTAGCTCCAACTGCTGTGTTGTATTGTCCTTCTGTATTAGCATCCATAGAAGCATAGCCTATAGCTACATTTCTTTCTGCTGTTGTGTTTGTGTCTAGTGCATAAGTTCCTACTGCTACATTTAAAGCACCAGTAGTATTGTCATTTAAAGCATCTACACCAATAGCAATATTAGCATTGGCTGTAGTATTTGCTGCTAAAGCATTACCACCAACAGCTGTGTTATTCATACCTGTAGTTATAGCTGTTCCTGCTGCATAACCTACTGCAACATTATAATTACTATCATTATTATTTTGAACAGTTAAAGCATAATCACCAATAGCTACAGACCTATTACCTGTATCTTCTGTATATAATGCTCTATATCCTATTGCAATATTGTTATCGCCAGTCGTTATAGCTAATCCTGTTTGATAACCCAATGCTGTATTTGAATGTCCTTCGGTGGCTGCCACTAAAGAATCTTTACCGACAGCAGTATTGTTTGATGCTGTTGTTGCTAATGCTAAAGCACCTGTACCCAAAGCCGTATTATCACTACCTGTTGTATTTGTAGTCAAGGCTTCATAACCTATAGCTACGTTATTATTACCTGTTGTGTTGGCATCTAATGCTTGACCACCAACTGATATATTTTTTTGTCCTGTAGTGTTTGACAGTAAAGCATTATATCCAACTGCTGTATTGTTATCAGCCGTTGTATTAGCATTAAGTGCTTGTGAACCTATGCCTGTATTATTT